CCCTATTATAGCATAGTGGCACCACAATGTCAACGGTTAATTTTTTTAAGCGAAAAAAAGACCGCATAAGCAAAAACTTATGCGGTCTGAGTGTCCTTGGGACGTTTGCTGTCGTAGAGTTTTCGGCGCACACCGTCTAGGTGCGACATCCAGTCCAAAAACATTTTTCTGGTTTCGCGATCAATTTCGTAGATTTCGAAAATTTCTTGCAATCCAGCATAGCTTTTACCCATATAGACGCCATTCATAGTATCCCAGTCGTCTCGTAGTTTGTTATAAACTATCATCATTTGCTGAACTTCTGATGGAAGATCAGCAAACTCTATGGGAATCTCGCTGTCTACGGGTTCGGTGCCTAACATTTCGCACATTTCAAAATACTGATCCTTGGTCATGCTAACCTGTGCATTTTGAAAGTACGAGTCAAGCATCCTGATTACTTCTTGCTGTTGCTGCTCTGAAAGTTTCCCAGATCACTTACAGTTTCGCTAACAAAGCTGTCAAAGTTTGCCGAATTCTTCATCAAGAACAGGGCATTTTCTTCGTTATAGGGAAGCTCATCATCTGGATTTTGTCCAGTTAAGTCAACAGGCACAAGCTGTTCTAATGTGCTTAACTTTAACCCCGTCCAGCCTTTGATGGCAGCCTGAGCATAAAGTTGCAAGAACAACTCATCGTTTAATTCTTCTTGGGTCTGACGGTTTTTAAAACTGGTCTTAGTAGCTTTCTTGCGGATATTTACAAGCGTTTCACGTGAAAGGTAACTCAGGTTTACTTTGAAGCCTGGGAAGCCTGGAAAATCTACTTCTACGTCCTTAGAAGATACTAATAGGTTTTTAAGAGAAAGAGTCATTTTGATTTATAATCCTAGTTTAAAAAGTAGAGGAGGGAGATCAACCCCTCCTCTTGTGTAAATACTACACTAAAATTAAGGTGCGTAGTAACGAACTGTTAAGTCGTTTGTACGAGTTAAATCGTAAGCGTCATTTGCAGCTGTACCAGTTAGTGCACTGGCTGCGGCTGTGAAGTTGATAGCTGTAGAAATAACTGCCTGCGCATCAATAGTAGGTACTGCTAAGCTGGTAGAAGGCATCTGTAGCTCTACCTTTAGTGCGTTACCGCTACCGCCGATGGCTAGTTCTAGTGCGAACATTGGCTCAATTGCTGTGGCAGCAGCTGCTAGCATGTCCTTTAGCAAGTTACCTGTACCACCACCACTAAAGCCAGTTACGGCGCCAGTGTTTAGGTAAGCATTTAGCGTACCAGTAATAGAACGAGTACCTGTGTAGTAGGTAGCTGGCTGGTTAACAACGCCTAGGTTAGCTGGTGTGATGTAGCTAATGTTGTTGTTAATTGTGATTGAGCCACCGGTAATAGCAATGTAGTAAGGAGTACCTGCTGCAACGCTGCCAAGAGCTTTAGCTGTTTTTAAGGTAGCTGTGCTTAGCTTGTTGGTGATATAGCTAGCCGTCGTATTTTTCTGAGTGTAGTTACCTGTTACTGTGCCGCCACCAAAAGTACCTGCAGTTGCTGTGGTAATGTTGTTAGCGATCTGGGTCATAGCAGTTGCTTGACCTGTCCACTGAACTGTTGCAATACCGTCTAAACCAAAGTCAATTGTTGCTTGGTTCATGGCTGCGTTATCTACACGATAAGTTACGCCGTCAGCTACAATGTATAAACCGAACTTTTGTAATTGGTTACGGTTGCTTTCTTGCATACCAAGAATAGCTTGTGTAGTAGAAGTAGACCAAGGAGCCTTGTAGAAATTGATGTTTGCAGCACTTACGTTGCTGGTGCTTACATCTGCGGCGCCTGGATTGTGCATTGCTAGTGTAATGCTGGTAGCACCTAAAGTTACTACGCGACCTGGGCCAGTAACAGTCTTTACATCAGCAGCAGTACCACTACCAGCAGTAACAATACCGTTAACAACTACGTCATCACCAACTGCTAGGCCGGTAACGCTCATGGTAGTACCGGTGATTGTTAGTGTATTAGATGAAGCAGTATAAGCTACGCTAGTAAAAGTACCACTCTTGGTTAGTGCAGTACCTAGTGCAGTATTGCCGGCTAGTGCGTTCCATAGCGGAGCATCTTCAGACAAGATGTTTGTGCTCTTGTAAGGGCGAATGTATGTAGAGAATGAGAAGTCTACAGGTGCTAGGCTGGTGTTGAAGTTGCGCTGACCACGGCTTGGGGTAGTACCGGCTTCACTTACAGTAATTGCTTCGCTGTTTGTGTTTTGTGAGAAGCTAAAGCCTTCTAACACTTGGATTTCGTACGTTGAGCTGGTTGTGTGGCTTGTATCGGCTACTACACCAGTTGTACTATCGACGTTGGTAGTAAAGAATACTCTACTATTACGTAATAAATTTAATGCCATAATCTTTCCTTTTTGTTCTAAGCAGCGTTATACTAACTAGACATTTATCTGTATTGATAGCGCTGCACTTAGGTTAGTGCATAACGCACTTGAATATTCATTTCACCAACAGCGTATGGCTTTAACAAGCCTTCATCCGTAGTGATTGACTGAACTAGGATTTCAGTCGTTTCAAAGTTGTTCACCGCATCGTATACCAACACACGATTGTCGTGAATTACCTTTTCTATATCCTCAAGAAGCTGTTCCAGCTGGTCGCTGCTATCTTCGCCCTTGCAGTATATTTTGATAGCAATGCCTAAGAATCCCCAGGTAAAGTCAGTGGGTAGGTACTCACGGTACTCACTACCAGCTGTTAAGTATACGCTTGGAAAGTCTTGAACTTCGTCCCAGAATTTGAGGGTTGGGTAGGCATTATTATATAAGTTTGTGTTATAGCCATGCGAGCCGTCTAATAATTCATTGATTTTAGAGGCCAGGGCTTTTGTAATTGAAGATCGTTTACTACTCATATGGCTACAGCCCTTAGTCGGTTTGCAACTTGCTGGGTTGCTATTTCACGTATTGATTTAGAGATTAGCAATTTAGGGTCGCGTGTTCGTGGAAATTGTTGATCTCCGCCTTGCGAGAATGTTGCATAAGGATTTTTCATGTAGGTATAAAACGCAGTTATCATACCTTCACGACTTTGAGACATGCGCTCAACTTTTACGCTTTCAGCAAATCGTCCACTACGTAAGTTTAATATATCACGACGATTACCATTGCCCATGTTACGTTTAATTACTTCTACTAAGTTTGTGTCTAATAAAGCTTGAAGCGATGTTAACGATACTTGAGCAGTAGGAGCTACTGTTTTTGGCTTTTTAGAAGAAATTTGTCGCTTTATTGTATTTAAGCTAGATATTAACTTCTTATTATTTTTAGTAGTTATATTTACGGGTATCTTTTTAGTTATAGGCTTATTTATTTTTCCACTATAACTTTTCTTATCTGGGATACCTTCTTTTATAATACTCGCCAAGTTTTTAGCTAAAAGCTCTAGGTAAGTTGGAGAGCTTTCACTCTCTAGTAGCATAGTACCAGTAGAACTAGAGTTAAATACTTTTGCTATCTCTTTTGAATCTGGAGTAAATACTCGTCTGAGTTCTTCTACAACTGCCTTACTCTGTCTTCCGGAAGCTCTGTTTAGCACACTGTACTGCATCTCTACTAAGTATTTATCTACAGACTTAGTATAGTCTATACCAGCAATATTTTGGTATACTTCTTTTGGCATGTTAGCAGTTGCTAAATCGTCTTGCTCTAACTTTTTAATATAAGCATCTAATGCTTTTGTTAGGTTTAGCTTTACCTTATCTGCTAACTGATTAGACTTTTGTATTTCTAGCCTAAATGCTTTGGTCAGGTTTGCAGCTACTGAAACTACGTGGCCTTTATCAAAGAAACTTCCGATTGTAAAAGTTGGCAAACTGTCTATTTTTTGCCACTCTGCATTATATTGCTTTTTTGACAGTGTAGGGTCGTTTTTTAATTCTTCTTTTAGTCGATCTTTATATAGCTCAGTCTGTTCTTGTAAGTAGTAATCGATTTCATCACTAGAAAATGCTCTATTCAATACTTCTGTAATAGTGTCGAAACCAATACCTTTAAACAATATAGCCTGTTGACCGTTTACTTTTTCAAAACTACCTTTTACACCATCAATACCAGAGTTATCGGCTAATTTTTGCAACATAGCCTTAACGTCTGATATATGTGAATCGCCGGTAAGTGACTTAAAGATATTAGTAATATCTTTTTCTGTTATCAAGAAATCAGTTTTTGCGGCTTTTTGCTGAGAGCTACGTAGTTTATC